TCTGCGCACTATTATGATTTTCGATGGCGTAGCGAATGCAAGCTGTGTTGATTGTCGGATGGTAAGCTTGCGGACTACTTAAGCCTTTTACCCTGCTCCAATACGGCCAAGCAGCACCTTCGATGCCAGAAGCCTGAGGTGTAATGAATTCTTCTTCCAGAGACGGAAGGAAGAATTTATCATAGGTGATATCGGTTGCGCCTCCATCGGTTACGGTATTAGATGCCGTCTGTACTTTGATTTTTGCGACTACGTCTAAAAATTCCTTATCAAAGCCGCTCATAAAGCCTGGCTTAGTAAACAGCTGGTCGGGCCTTACGTCAAAGTTATTTTGAGATGTCCACCAGGAACCAGTAGCCGCGTCGCTATTCAAATACTGTCTATATGCGCTTTGTTTCCAGTTATTATAGCCGTAGGTCGCTCTATGGAAGTGGTTTGCTCCGTCAGGTCCTACGACTCCCAGGCTGGTGCCATTGTTGCCTTCGCTTAAATATGCCCTTTCGGTATAGTTCTGTGCTGCGCCGTTTTCGTAAACGTCAACATACCATGCGTTCGCAGCATACGCTGTATCTACCATGCCCGTTCTCAGGCACAGCAGACTGCCCTCGGGGGCGTTCTGTGTCAGGGTAAAGGTGTAGCTTTTGCCGTTAGTGTATTTACCCCAGGTTGCGCTAAAAGTAAAGTAGTAGCTTCCGGCTGCAAGTCCATCGCTTCCAACTTTGTAGAAGGCCTCACGATTATCAAACATAACCGGCACCAGGCTGGCATAGTGGGCCTGCAGTACAATGCCGGGAACGGTATCGCCATTCTCAAGAACAACGGTTCTGTTGTTGTCAACTACGTCCCACACCCAGGTATATTCTGCATTGGTGGATGTGTCCTTCCAGGTGTCAATCAGCTGGTCGCCAACCTCAAAGACATAGGGCGCAAGACCTTCTTGAACAATGGTTCTGATTTCTGCCCAGCTCTTTTTCATTTCGATGATTTGGTCTCTTGCCAGCACCTGCACCATGGCAGATTGGCGTTCCAGCGCTGTTGCGATGCGCTGCATAGTAGTTTCTCTAGGCAAATTCAACTCTTTTTGCATTTTTATTCCTCCTCGTCATACTTTATAATTAGGCCTCCGTCATCAGCAATAGCAAAAGACAAGCCGCCAAACCTTTCTGTTAAGGCGATTATGTTCTGCTTGTTTTCGCTGATTTCGTTCAGTCTATTAACAATTTCATTCTTGGCGCTCTCTGCGGCTTGCTTTGCTGTCTGTGCGCCATTCTTGGCCGTTTCTGCATCCGCCTTTGCCTGTGCTGCAGAATTCATACTTTGCAGTGCCGCTGCTTGTGCGCTTTCCGCCGCCTCCTTGCAAGACCTTGCTGAGTCCCTATAGCTCTCAGCGGCAACAGATGCTTCTACCGCTGTAGTTTTTGCGCTTTCTGCAGCTTCTTTATTTTGGATAGCCTGATTCCTAGCCGTTTGTGCAGCCGTTTTGGCGGCTAGGGCGCTATCCTGGCTCTCGGCGGCTAACGTCTGGGACTGTGCCGCTGCATCTTGGGCGATTTCGGCAGCTCTTTGCGCTGTCTCAGCTTTAGACTGGGCCTCTTGCGCTGCAGCCTTTGCGGCCTGAGCCTTATTCTCTGACTCTTTAGCAGCCGTTTTGGCGATTCCTGCATTCTGCTCGGCCGTTTCCGCCTGAAGCTTAAGAGTCTGGGTTTGGTTCTTGAGACTTGTGACTATGATCTCAATCTCCTCAACTCTGAGCTTTGCGGCTATAGCGGTTTGAGAATACTGCTTGGCGCTATCTTCTGCCGCTTCAGCTTCTTCCTTGGCTTCAACAGCAGATGCCAAAGCGCTATTAGTTTGGCTTAGGGCAAGATTTGCAAGCTCCTCGGCATTCTCCGCGGAAGTCTTAAGCTGTTGCATCTTACCTAAGTAGAACTGCAATACGGCCTCAGAATCCGCTGTTACAACTCTTACAGGTTCTATGTTAGACATCATGCACCACCTTCTTAATGATAATTTCTCCTGGTTCTGCAGGCGTAAATTTATTGCCCGCTTCATCGATTATTACCCAATCATATTCATATTCTCCAGCCCTAAAAGAAGAAACCTCTTCAGGCGTAAACTCCACGACAAGGTAGTTTTTGTATAGAGCTTTACGTTCTGTATCAAGATAGGATGTAGCTTCGATTATATCCTGACCGCTATATTGTTTTTCTACTATTTTCTTTCCCTTGCCATATGTGGCCGACTTTTTAACCGTAAGAATAATTTTATAGTCAGCCTTAATGGTAATATCCTGGAAAGCAAAAGCTTCTATTATTCTGTCCCCGTTTGGATGAATGATTCGCGGGTTCTTTGGTGGTGGTCTTCTCATTCTTCATCATCCTCACAGTCATAGACAAAATTAAGACCATTATCATTTTCATCGATTTCAAACGATATCCCGGCCATTGCTTTTTTAACCTCTACCTTTAGATTTCCGAATGTCACTATATTCGCTGCAGATGTTTCCACATTGATATTTGAAGCCCCTGAGGTAGTAACATAGATATCAAATTCCTGGGTAATTAAACCGTCTTCTTCTACACTTAAAAAGTCCGGAGAGCTATCTGTGGCTACCATGAACAAAATAGGTATTCCGCTCTTTCCTTTGGCAAACACGCCCAATTCTCTCATATAGTAGCCATTTCTCAAGCCTTCATTAGTTATGGCAGAGTTGATGCGAATTTTTCCATCGTTTAAAACCTCATACTCGCCTATGGTCAGAACCTGTTTTGTGTTGACAAGGGCAGTCATACCTTCTAGAGCGGCACTGCCAGCAAGCACTCCGTCACCTAGTTCGATATGTGTTATTGTAGCAGCCTCACCAGACTGGGCCTTTGCCAAAAGCTGGGAGCCGGATTTGGTAAGTGTAAGTTTATTCCATTTTGCCATAAGTATATTCCTCCTAAGCTATGCGACGCCAAATATATGCGGGCATGTATGGTGGCATATTGTTATGAGCTGTTCCGCTGCCTGCCTCGCTCGTTGTGAAAGTGTGGCTGTGCTTTCCATTCGTTGACGTTTGCCCAGTCCAGGAATTTGAAGCCTTAAAATAGTTTATCCATCTGCCATCGCTTCCGTTTGCTCCGATGCCGTTATTGCTTCCCCATTCCCCGGCATGGTAAAATGCGCCCTGGGTATAATCGCGACTAGGCTGTTCGCACGATAAAATTCTACCAGTAATGTCCATGGTTCCTCTGGTATGCGCATGATCTCCGCTTTCTGACGTGGTGCCGCTATGTTTATGCTTCGGCATTTGGGCTTCCGTTAATGTAACAGTTGCTGCACCGCCTGGCGTACCAGCTGTGTAGCCTCCGCCGCAGTCTATAATCGTTCTGCCGCTGCCAATGCGCTCCCAGGTACCTCCGTAGAGCGTTGCGGGGTTAGTCGGATCCATAGATATTATTATTCTTCCTACAGGATAAAGAAGGTCAATAATGGATTTCCATTGCCCATCGCCAAACAGCACCTTTAGTTGTGAGCCGGCAGCCGGAGCTGGCACCATGCCGTTTTTCCCCGCAGAACTTGACGTAGCACCGGTCATATTTGGAGGATAAGGAGTGTTTGCCCATTTGCCATCGCCACGAAGGAACTTCTCCCTTTCTGCTGCGGAAGGGGCCGGCACCAGTCCTTGTGCCCCTGCTGCCGTGCTTGTTGCACCAGTCATTCCAGGAACATTTTCCCATTTACCATCGCCACGTAAATATTTAGTATTTTCTCCTGCAGAAGGAGCCGGCACCAGCCCTTGTGCCCCTGCTGCATATTGAGAAGATCCAACCATGGTCTTATATGTGGTGTCCTGAGGGATTGCCCAGCTTCCATCTCCACGCAGGTATTTGGTGTTTGCTCCTGCGGAGGGGGCTGGAGCTAGTCCCTGCTTGCCGGCATTGTATTGTGTGGCTCCGGTCATGGTCGGTGGATACGAAGGGTTTTCCCATTTACCATCGCCACGTAAATATTTAGTATTTTCTCCTGCAGAAGGAGCCGGCACCAGTCCTTGTGCCCCTGCTGCATATTGAGAAGAACCTACCATAGTCTTATATGTAGTGTCCTGAGGAGTTGCCCAGCTTCCATCTCCACGCAGGTATTTAGTGTTTGCTCCTGCGGAAGGAGCGGGAACAAAACCGCGTTTACCGCCTTGTCCGCTTGTTGCACCTGTCATATTATAATGTGCGTTCGGGTCTTTGTCGTGGTTGTCCAATTGTTCAAGTACATAGCCTGATGTTGCCCAACCGCCTATGTCTATTGTACCCGTTACATCCTCGATATTACCGACATTAATATAGACTTTAAAGTTATGAGTGATCGGTACGCTTCCACCGTCCTCTGGCATGTAATCAGGTTTGTCGTCTTGACTTACTGCGTATAGAATCTCTCCATCATCCGGATCTGTTGCAAATACGCCTAATTCTCTTGCATAGTATTGAGACGTCAGTCCAGAGTTTGATACAATTGAAGAAATTTCGCAAAGCCCATCTTGTGTTACCTTGCATTCAGATATCGTAAGTACCTGCTTGGGCGATATCAGGTCGTTAAGCGACTCTATGTGTTGGCCTTCTGCCAATTGTCCATCGCCCAGTTTTAATCTTGTGAAATTTAGCTGTGCGCCCGCCATTGCTTTAATTTGCAATTTTTTCCCAGCGCGAGTCATTACCAGCCCTGTCCAGTTTGGCATTATTTAATCACTACCTTTCTGTGTTGCAGTATAGCTCCTCCAGCATAAATCGAGGCGTTGAAATCTGTCATAAGAGGTATAGACGGGTATATTGCAATTGCAGACTCTATTCCTAAAATCATGGCAATTAACACTTCAGCATTCGCATTGCGCAAAAAACTTATTTTCTCTAGCCAGCTGCGAGTGTTTTTTGTTGCGTTTACAGCGTCTATAAGCAGTTCTAATATTTCCTTGTTTTCTATGCCTTCTATAATGCTGGAAATTTTGAAGTAATAGGGTTCCCCTCCATATTCATACCACTCTTCTATTTTTGCCGATTTAAAGATAGTAGCAATTGTTTTTTCAACAGCCGCAGGGGTACCTTTTATTCTATGAGAGCTAATGCTGCTTCTAATAAGCTCACGTTTCTTGTCTATTGACAAATCAGCGTAAACCGGGTCTATATGATATTGCCATGCTAATTCATCAATAATCTCCTCGCTTAATTCGTCTAATCTCGGAGCTAATAACGTCTTATATATATTCTCACATATTCTTTTAAGTTGCTCATCTATGGCTTTTATTGAACTTTGTACGTTTTTATCCGACTTGATGCTAGAAGGTACGGTGTCATTAACGCTAAAGTTTTTTAGATCAATCATCCTCCATACCCCCGTAGTTTACGGTCTTGCTTGTAAGCTTCGCTACCTTTGTACCGTCCAGCGCTTTGAATGCAGGTGAGGTTACTGTCACGCGTTTGGCTCCTGCTGCCATTACGAATCTTATCAATTCCGAAGGATTGATATCGCGAGCAAGCTTTTTGCATTGCCAGGCAACGTATTCGTTTACTGCTTCGTTTACTGCTTCTTGTATTGCCCTAACACTAGCTGCGTTATTTCTGTTGATATAGTAGGTAATATTGATACTATAGTTTTCTGCCGTAGGTGCAATTACGTCAACCTTATCTGTCAGCGGTCTTATGGACCTATCATTTAACACTTCGCTAACAAGCTGGAGAATTTCGCTGCCTGGAATGACGCCATTTTCCAGAAGGGGTCTTACTTTTACTACTCCAGGAGTCGGGGATATTACAGAAACATCTGAAATCAGCTCAGATGCACGTATTGCCCAATACTTATAGGCGCCTGTTGGGCCAGCAACAGAAAAACTTTCCGGAGCCGTTCTTATGTCTTCGCGATAATCGTCATCGCTTTGTACGTTGGCGCCACCATCGGAAGTAGAAATATTGACAATTCCGTCTACGTAAGGTACGGGGTCTACAAGGGTTTTTATCTGCCCAGCAAGATATCCATTGCCTATTTCTCCTGCTTCTGTACATGTCGCTTGGCCCTGTCCTGTAAGATTTCCCGCAGCAATAAGCATGATGTCGTCAAGAGAAAAAAATACATTGTCTCCCGCTGTAAATCTTGTGCCACTTGGGATTGATGTGTTTACTGTTAAAGCCTCCGACAAAGTCACCTTTATCGTAGTGACTGCATGTGCTGCCGGATTTCTTCTACATCCAACGAGCACTCCCAGGTGGTCAAGATTATCCCCTTCTGCATATCGTAATAAGTTTTGTTTGCCAGTAAAGTTGATATCATTTTTCAAAAGAATGATGATATTGGCTATTGTCAGTAAAAATAGTCTTACCGGATCGCCCATGGCAAGAGTTCTTCCCGAAGCAGCCTCATAGGCTTTTATGATCTCGCTTTTTACTTCTTCCGCGGAAGAATCTACGAACACTATTTCCGGTAAGGATGTTAGGCTATTCATTTATTGATATCCTCACTTTCGGTACGAGCTTTCCGTCTTCTCCGCCTTCAAAATCGATTGATTCTACAGCAACCCTCGGCTCGTATTTTCCTAAAACATCTATTATTTCTTCGCTTAGTATGGCCATGGCCTTAGGAGTCGGCTTATCTATAAATTCTGCGTCTATGCCAAGCCCTCTATCGAGAGGAACGCTGAATTTAGTAGTAGACAAGAGTGTCCTTACGTTCTGATAAATTTCTGTGTATATATCGGGTGGAGCAAAATTAATGCCTTCTAGCGAATTAAGGTAAATATCATACGTCATGTTCTGTACTCCTTTAACTTGATGTCGATATCAACACTAAATATCTGCCCGGATCTGCTCCAATAGTTTACAGCCTCGGATATGCTTTCTATTATCCATTTTGTTTTTCCAACTACACGACCTCCCAGCACCAGGCTCATAATTCTGCCCTCGTCTCTATACCTGCGAAGTTTTTCAAGTTCTACCCTAGGGCTTATCCCCTGATCAGAGCGCAGCTTCATCTTAAAGCCTATTTCTTCAATATCGGAACCAAGAAATTCAAGTAAAGGCTTTTGGCCAATAACGTCATGCTTTGCCCATCTGCCGGACGAGCTACGCGTGTAGTCATCAAAAGTATATACATAGGCACGGGATGTGATAAACGGGGTCCCGCCCAAGAATCCTACAATCAATTTAATCAACCTCCTATAAACACGTTGGGGCTTCCTTCTGTATGGCTGCCAGTCTTACCGCAGGACATGCAAGTTGTTACATCTCCTATTCTTGTCACCGGCAAGCCGTTGACGAATACGGTAGAGCTCCCGGTTGTGCTTGCGTAAGTGCCTCCATGGGGACAATTACAGCTACCATTGTCTTGAAGTCTTTGAACAGGAATGTTATTTACGAAAACATCCGGGCTTCCAGTGGTATTGGTTCCGCTGCGGCCATGGGCGCAACAGGGAGCTCCGATGTCGCACACTCCGACAGTACCGTCTCCTATACGGGTTACTGCAGGCATATCATCCACCCCTTTCCTAGTCTTATTTCCCAATAAAAATAGCACCGTGGATTTATTCCAGGTGCTCACTGTTTATTGCATTATAATGATAACATAGATAAAACATAACATTCCATAACATTTTGAGAAAAATAGAAAAGAGCCTAGGTTTTGCCCTAAGCTCTTGTGCCTTATGTTTGATGATACTATTATACTACGGTTATTGGAGAAGAAAATGTGATATTTTACGAATACTAAATAACAACTTTGACCTGATACTTATGTCTTAATGCCTGCATAGTCCAATCCCTAAACTCAACCACATCATCATTTTGAAGTCTTCCTAATACAATTCCCGGATCTCTATCAATAGAATCTGCAAACGCCTTTATAGCATCCACGCTAAAATCATTTTCCTGCAAAAATTTATTATATTTCTTAGGAGGAATTAAAGTATCTTCTGCATATTTATCAGCAACATCTTCCTTTTGCCCACTTTCAGATTCAAAAGAAATTCCGAAATCCCCATTCATTATATGCCCAATTTCATGAAATAAAGTAAACCAAAAAGTATCTGCATACAAGCGCCTATCATTTACCATAAGCATAATATTATCGCCTATCTTTTTTGTCGCTCCGTTAGTCTTTGAGCCCGAAATATTTGGTAAAATCACAAAAATTACTCCAGCTTCTAAAAACGCTTTCTTTAGCAAAGTATAAAAATTATGGTGTTTTGTTGTTAGTGTTAATGCATATAAAACAGCAGTCTCAAATTTTTTTCTGTTAAATTTAGGAGCTTCTACTTTTAATGCTATATTAGTAGCAATCTGGACTAATATGTTTGCTTTAACTGTATTGGACTCAGTAAGACTAGTATCAGAATTTCTAAAATTAACAGCCATGTCTCTTTTGGTAAGTGAAGATATGGTAGCAACATTAAGAAAAGATCTTACAGCAATAATCTGATCATCTATCTTCCTAGGTAAATTGGGAAGGTTGTAATTGTCTCTAAAATACCTATAATCAATACCTTCAAACACTTTTCTTTCTTCAATCAATTCTTCATCGGACTTAAATTCAGCTATCAGTGCATTATACGAATTCTGCAAATTAAGCCAATAATTTACAGTTGTACCTACTAATCTTGCTAATTTTACAGCAATATCAATCGATAAACTTTGTTCCCCTCTGATAAGCATGCTTAGGTTTTTAGGGGTTGTGTCTAATCTCTTAGCATAGTCTTCCTGTGTAATTCCACTACATTCCACTAACTCTTTAATATAGTATCCAGGATGAAATGCAATCTTATCCTTATACTCGATATAATTACTCATAATGATTACTTACCTCCGAAATTTTCACAATTCTTACAATCCCTGATATCTCATCTATATTACAGGGATCATAAGGATTCTTATTTTCGTCCAAAGGCTGCAAAATGATTCTCCATGGTTCTTTTCTAGTTTTTACATCTATAGCAAAAAGCCCCTCAAGATTTCTGCCCTTCTTGTTTTTTAAGTCGTGAAAACGATACGCAGGATTTTTTATTATATCTCTAATTATTTCAGCCGCACGCAGAGAATTTACTCTAGATAATAAGCATCTAGTTAATACCTCATTGCCACCAAAAAGCTTCTTTGCCGCCTTAACGCTATTACATTGATTTTCTACTGTCTCTGAGCCATATTCGAGTTCCAATACTGTTTCTCCTTGTATCAGATTACCCAACGGGTAATTTGATTATATCATCATTAGCAGGCATTGTCAATAATATTGCTGTTATTTTAGAACAGTATCGTACAACAAAAATCCTAGGGACACTATTTATATCCCTAGGATTCCATTATTCCAGCACTATTTAGTTGATATCCACCCTTGCGCCATTAATCTTGATATTGCCTATTGCGGTAATATCTATGTTGCCAGCTGCATGCACCTGGATGTTTCCGCCCTCGTAACGTACATAGCTGCCATCGTCAAAGCGTATGCTTTTGATTCCAGCACCGTTCTCGCCAGGAGCATCCACATCAGAATAAAAGGAGCCCAGTACAAAACCTGTTGTCAGCCCTTTAGAGCTAATGTTTGGTAAAAACAGGCATACGACTTGAGTGTCAATATCCGGTAAGTGGTATTCCTTATTGCTCTTGGCGCACATAGCCAGCACCGGCAGGTCGTAGCTAACGTCCTCATCCTTGTCAGAGAAGACCACCCTGGCGCTCATGCACGCAGGATCCACGCTAGATACCCTACCTATTCGCACCAAATTCCTAATTATGTTAGTATCCATCTAGGCACCTCCTGATATCTAAGCTGACTGAGTAGCCACTACCAACGCTATGACCAGCCTTTGTAATGATATACTTACCATCAAAGGCGCCAAATCCCAGCACCATGATGATAGTCGACGCCAATAGCTTAAAATTGCCCATGCAGGTTATACTTCCTGTAACCTCTTCGCAGTTTTTCTCTCTTAGCTTTCTTTTTGCAAGCCTCTCCGCTTCCGCCACACTGGATACTTCTTCGTTTACCTTTAGTGTTCTTCCTTCTGCATCCTTCTTAGAAGGGTCTGTAAAAGTATACTCTATGAGCTCCTTTTTCTTTCCCTTTTGATACTTAACGTGGCATGCTTTATAGATATCACGTATCTTGCTTGAGAAGCTGGCTGATAGAATCTTATCGATATATTCAACCCCCTGTTCCTTGGTGTATTTTGTTTTAGGATTTACTATGCAGAGGGTTGCCTCTCCCTGCTCATATGTCACTTCGCTAAAAATAACCAGCTTTCCATCAAACACCTTTAGGGCGAAGCCGTTATCCTTACAAAGCTTAGCTAAGAAATACAGGTCGCTTTCGTCGCTTTGCTCTACTCTGTCCAACTCCGGAACCTCTTCAGGCTCATAGGCAAGCTCCATCTTGGCACCTTCTGCTATGTCCTGAGCTATCTTCTTAAGCGTTACTTTCTCCCAGCTACGAGTATGCTCGGTCCCTCTCAGTGTTGATGAGCCGTCAGGAACGCTAGTTCCCTTAATAGTCACCTCTGATGGCGAAAAACTGCAGCTTATTTCGTCAACCTCGAATGCTCCTGCTCTCAGCTTCTGTGGTAAGCTGTTTGTGCTCTCCCAATAATGAGTAACTATTGTAACATCAAGGCTAGCCCCTTTTTCTGGCATCCAGCTATTATTCCAAAGTTCTTCTTTGTCTTCTAGGATAATCTGAATGTCATCTGCTTCGCCAGTCATATTGTCTGTATAACTGATGGACTTCATGCAGTTGTTAATGTCTGCAGAAATATCTTTGCTGTTATAAAGAACCATTGGTTCTATGAATCTCGCAAACTCAGCCATCTTATCTCCTCCACGGGGGCAGAACGCTTGCGCTAGGCGCTTGATATGTAGGCAAATTCAACATAATATTTGATTTAAATATAATCTTCTCTCTATGATCAGGGTTTGCCTCCATCAGCACGTTCATGGCGAGCTCAGTGCCGTATATTTTGTAGGCTATATAATCCCAGGTGTCGCCCAGCTGTGTTTTATATGTCTTAGGCATAGCTTAACCTCCTTTGCTGGTTCTGCAAGTCCTGCAGCATCCTCTTGAATCTCTCCATTTCACTTTCCAGTACCTGCTGAAGCTGTGCGGCATCTCCTCCGCCCTGAACAGTTATGTTTGGGGCAAAAGTTGCATTTATATTACTTCCGCCCAACGGATTCCCCATAATCTCGTTAGTTTTTGCCAGCAAACCAATATTGCGTGCGTTTGGTGTATGAGGTATAGCTGATTCGCCGCTGTCCTCAGCAAACGTTGTAAGGAAAGCGCCCTTGCCATAGATGCCGCCGGTAGCATTATGTGCTACAGGTACAGTTGCTTTTGCGGATTCCTCACCCGCAGAAAATGCCAGCTTTGCTCTATTCCATGCTGATGACACAATATTTCCCAGTCTTTCTGGTAGATTGGTGAACCAGTTTATCAGTCCATCAACAGCTCTCTTGCCCCATTCTTTTGCGGAATTGATAAATTGCTCACCTATCGGCCCCAGGTTGTTAAAGAAATATGAAATACGCTCCGGTAATGTTGCAAACCAGCCGACAATATAACCTATACCATAGATTATTTTATTGCATACCCATTCCCAGGCTTCGCCCATAAACTTAGTTACTGTATCCCAGTTCTTATATAGCAGGTAGCCTGCTGCTACCACAGCCGCTATTCCAGCTGCTATCCAGGTCAGAGGGCACGCAAGCAGTGCACTGTTAAATAACCATTGGGCTGCCGCGGCAATCTTGCTTCCTGCTGCATAGGCCCAATGCGCATTGTTGCTTAACCATGTTGCTGCTGTTGTCATTGCCTGGGCCCTCTTTTCTGCATTTAGGACAATCGTCAAAGCAGCAGATGCTGCGCTTACTCCGTAGTATACAGTCTTAAGTCCGCCATAAATCCACATAGCTGCATTTCCTACTGCGCCTAGACCTGCTATCGTAAGTCCTAGTGTCAATGTACCACTAATCAAGCCAGGATACTTATTGGAGAGGTCTCCAAGTGCCACAGCAAAGGATGTAGCCACTTGTGCGCCTTGGGCTAAAATAGGCAGGAGATTGTTGCCGACTGAGATTTTAAGACTTTCAATAGCGCTCTTAAATGCAACTATTTTTCCTTGAGCGTTATTCGTCATTGTATCCGCCATTTTAGAAGATGCGCCTTTGCAGTTTGTAATAGCCCGACTTAGCTTGCTAAAATCATCAGGAGCAGCATTTACAATCGCAAGAAAACCGGACATTGCTTCCTGCCCTGCAATCTGTGCTGCGTACCGTGCCTTCTCTTCCTCGGTAAGCCCAGCAAAAGCATCACGCAATTCTTCCATTGTCTGCATAAATGGCTTCATTGTGCCATCTGAGTTAGTTACTGAAATGCCAAGAGCATCCATGGCGATCCCGGATTCCTTGGTCGGTTTTGTTAGCCTAGTAATTGTAGAACGAAGTGCAGTGCCGGCTTGACTGCCTTTAACGCCAGCGTTCGCCATCAGACCGGTAGCAACAGCGATATCTTCAAGATCATATTTCAATGCTCCTGCTAACGGTGCGCAGTATTTAAATGTCTCGCCCATAAGCTCTACATTTGTATTGGCGTTTGTAGATGCGGCTGCAAATACATCGGCCATATGCCCAGCCTGGTTGGCTGACATGCCAAAAGCAGTAAGGTCATCAGAAATGATATCCGCAACAGTCGCAAGATCAGAGCCCGAGGCCGCAGCTAAATTTAATAGTCCAGGCATGCCCTCAAGAATCTGATTTGTATTCCAGCCAGCCATGCCAAGATAGCTCATTGCGTCAGCCGCTTGTGAAGCGCTGAACTGTGTTTTTTTGCCAAGCTCCATAGCCTGTTGTCGAAGCTTATCCATCTGGTCTCCGCTAGATTTTGTTATTGCCTGGACCTTGCTCATCTTGCCTTGGAAATCTACAGCTGCATCAGCTACCGCCATAACACCTTTCGCCATTTCGTAGAACTGATACATATTAGCGCCGTATTTGGTCATATTGCCATAGCTGCTTTCAAATTTATTTTGAGCTGTCGCAAGCTTTTCGTAACGTGCTTTCTGATTGGCGGCTGCTGTGTATGCGTTGCCAATCTGTTTCTGAGCGTTGCCTCTACTGCCAACTCCTATCGTGCCATTGTTATAGGCCTTATAGACACTTTCCATCTGCTTCTGGCAGTCTTTCATTTTGTTTGATAGTTCTTGTGTTTTGACAATAGCATCTAAAAAAGCCTTATTGCCGTTAAAAGTTGCCGCAATTTGAAATGCTAAAGCAAAATTTTTAGTTGCCATATATTGACAGCCTCCTTTCTGAATGATAAACTTGATATGAGGTGATTTTTATGTTCATGTTAATTTTTCTAGGCGGCACAATTGGTCTAATTCTCGGCCTTGTTTGGATTGCGTATCATATTTATCGTAATATTCGCGAGTGGTTAAATCCTGAATTAAAGAACGACTTTTATTGGAATCTTTAACGCGAATCGTTTTTGTTAGCCTTCACTATTGCCTCAGCCCATTCTCCTAATTCATCCAACGTCATCTCTTCAAAATAAGATATCGGAGTAAAACTAGCCATGGCCATTCTGACCATGGCTTCTCTTATTTCTTGGGCTGATTTTACTCCGCACCCAGTAAAAAATTAGCTACCGGGAATACTAAATTTCTGAAATCGACTGCGGGAAGGGCCTCAATATCGTCTACAGGTACTCCGATGAGCTTTGCTGCGATTGTAGCCTGGAAGCTCATGGATAAAAATACGCTGGGGGTTTGGTCGCCCTTTGCACGAACTTCTTTTTCCGCCTGGATGAGAGTGCTGCCTTTAATCTTTTCGAAATCCAGCTCCACTTCTTTGACTTCCTCTCCTTTGATTTCCATTGCTTTGGTTAAGGTAATTTTAATCATTTTCTTTTCCTCCTTATGTGCTAAAATAAAAAGACGCTTACTAGATGTAAACGTCTCTCAATTTTGCTAGTATAATATTATCACAGATTAAACATAACATTCCATAACATATTAAACAACCATTTTGCCGGCGTCGGCAAAATGGTTAAACAAAGCACTTTAAACGTCAAAAAAACACCTCTGCTCATTTTGAACAGAGGTGTTAATATTTAGTGTCTGCCCGGTTATCAGGTCAAGCCTAAGGCATCACGAACTTCGCTCAAGAAGTCGATGCCTCCAACTTTGCAGATATAGTTGTATTTATCTAGCTCAATCAGCTCTTCGTTGTCAACGGTAACCTTGATGTAGTATACCTCAAATTTGTTGCTGGTATCAGTAGTTGAACCGGCGTCGAATTTACCCATCTCGGTGCTCTTGGGTACACAGCGTACTACAACCTTAACAGGAACAACCACAGATTTTCCGGCTGTACTATCCCAATGTTGTTGTGCTCCACGCAGATCTAAGTGGATGCCTTTAGGAGATGCGAGGTTAAGGTTGGACTTGATGATAGTGCGCCAGTTAATTTGCAGCTCCATGCTGCCATAATGGCCCAGCACCGGAGAATCTACCTCGCCAGCTAAGCCGGCACCTTTAATAGTCTCGCTCATAGCCTCGAAGCTAGGAAGGGTTACATCTGCCATTCCAAGGAGGTCGTTACCGTCTTCATATACTCGGAAGTTGATTAACTTTTCAGGTACATTCATTTATTTTTTACCTCCTTAGGAGAATAATCTGGAGAAGTAAGAGGGATCATACTCGATTACATTCTCGATGCAGCGTGCCGGAGTCGGCGGGGTAAAATAAGTATGGAATTTAATCTTGCCATCCAGTAAGTCCGTAGTAGCGTTTTCTTTCTCTTGAAACTCTACTCTTGCGCCCAGGAGAATGCCTTGAGCAACATAGCTGTTCAAGCGAATATTTTCGCTATCTACAACGGTTTGAATCAAGCGCTTATTGATAGGCTTGTCAACCTTTGCCCAATAGGTTTGGATAAAGGTTTGTGCATGCCAGTTGAACATGCGGCGGATGCAAAGGAATGCATCTTTTGCATCGGTGTTAGCTGGATAGCAACAGGTTCTGTTGCCCCAAATCTTCCAACCGCCAATGAAGTTTAGGCAAGTGATAATACCCTGGCTGTTCAGGTAGTTTGCCTGTTCAGGGCCTAGGATAATCTCTGTGCCATCCTTTAGGCAAATACCCGTGATTTGGGCAACCTTATTAGACGGTGATTCATATGGAATATCATCATTGGCAGAGTCTGTCTGTGCGCACACACCAAGCAAGTGAGTGGACATGTGATAAATTTTATCACCATTTTTCACCATCGGCCAGCATGCAACCTGGTCTGCATTGACATAGTTGTTAGTATTTTTCCAAGTGCTAACCCCGGTATATTTTTTCACCAGGTCTGTAGGAATGTCACAGAATACAGAAGCTTTAAAGTGTTCGTTGATATTTCCCGCCTTGGCAGTCATTACAGAGGCGACAGTTGGCTTCTGGCTATAACCAGGGGCCAATACAATTCCCGGAACCAATCCGAATAACGGGAATACCTGGTTTAGGCATTCTAACCCTTTTGCCGCACCAGTAGAACTGTCGATGCCGCCAATGATATCATCTGTAGTAACTGCTGCAGGATTAACGACATCTCCGGAGATAATGCAGCTAGGTGCATCGGATAGTTCGCCACCGTTAAGAGCGGTAATGACCAGCTCTTCGTTGTCATTATATGCCGCTTCATAGTCAACACCGGCACTAAGAGCTGAGCCGCTTTCGTTCTTCTTTACAACCAAAGAGCTTAAGATTACAGGCTCGCTGGTTTTCGCTTCTTTGTTTGTAAAAGTTAGCAATGTTTCTTGAAGTGGCTTTTTATGAGTAGCAAGATCAAGAACATTTACAAACACAATAGGTGCTCTGTTGTATAAAGCGAATTGGCTATATAATACTTCGCACAATGTGTAGTTGTCCCAATCATTAGAGTATCCCAGGGCAGCCACCGCCTCTGCGTAGCTGTAGCACAAAATGGGACGATTAGGTGTTGCGGGGTCGCTGGCTAAATGCAGCGGAGCTGTGCCGAATACTACAGGTAGGCCAGCGGTAGTATTTACCGCCGGGATAACACTGGTAGGCAATTCGGAACAATAAACGCCATGTTTATACGCCATATTATTTTCCTCCATTTCGTTAAATATTTTCTACTACCTTTTGGTAATATTTGTTTAGCGGTTTACCCTTGGTTAATATTTCCTTCTGTGCATCAGGTAATTTATCCAACGGAACAAACAGCCTTTTTAATTCTTCGCCACAATCTGCACTGTCGAAATCCTCCTCAAGCCATGCGGGATACCCGGCAGTAAAAATTGTATATTTAGTTAGTTTTGAGCCCGGAAGATTCGGGCCCACATAAATCAGCTTTTCTTCAATACATTTTGATTTCTTGGAAGTCGTCATAATTCAGCCCTACCTCTGTCGGTCGTCCGATGGTGTAAAATGCAGTGATAAACCCAAGGAATTGCGGCTCTGGCTGTTCAGAAATAATTTCTGCCTTGAGTGGCATATTTAATATAATCCTGTCAGCTACACAGGGATGCTTTAACAGCTCCTGACGAGTATGTTCGATTAGATTAAAAAGCATTCTCCCCTGGTCTTCTGTAGCATCGTTATAAATATTAAATCCTACCTCTACCTCGGCCGTCGATTCCGTTCTTTCGTCGGTAGTCTTTGTTACCAAAACGTAAACATAACTTTCTTTGGCGTTTGCCTTATTACGTTTATGCGGATAGCCAGAATACACTGTGATTGGAGCGTCTCCGCCCCCAGGGTAATCTAACATATAGGCAGATAAAGACTGTCTTAGGAAATCTGCAAGATGGTCCATAACTTCTACAAGTGTCATTATTTAGCTCCCATTCTGCGCTCTATCTGCTGCACGAAGCGGCCATTCATGTATTTTTGCGCATCCGAAAATATATTGCTTACAACATGTTTTGACCCTAGCATGGTTGGTATGGATGGGCCAGCAGGAATAGTTAATTCCTTGCCCCTTCTCATCTCCAGGTAACCTGATACAGTTCTCCAGAGTCCCGGCACCGGCTTCTTGGCGCCTCTCTTTAGAAGCCCTAGTCTCATCGGTCTTACTGAACCGCTTGCAAAGCGCCCTCTTGTCGCACGCCTGTAAACTCTTCTGCCAGTGCGAACTGCGATACCCTTTTGAAATCTACCTAAGGCTAGCGGCCTACCTGTTGCGGTCACCTCGCCATACATGTTGCGCTTGCGACTTTTCAAAACGCCTTTTACGGTACCAGAATTAATCTTGTAACGTCTCGATGTCTCTTGGGCAGATAATTTCTTTATCCTAGTAATTGTTCTGCCTACGGCATCATTCGCGGCTGCTTGAACCTTCTTTGGGCCTTTCTGCATGGCTTCCATTGCCAGCTTCATCGATTTTTCATCAAGTCCAATAGATATCATCTTTTGTTACCTGTTATGACAATCGTTAATAAACCCATGTCGTCCGCTACGCTGACTACCTCATATCTTTCGCCATCAAGATATATCAATTGGCCATAAACGGGAATTTCCTCCAGTTGGTTTTTAGAGATGTTTATTGTCTTAGCATCTCCGAACAAATCTGGGAAATATTCTCCTTTTTTATCTACGGTCAAGTCTTCAGCGATATTTACATCCTGGACGATACATACAACAGTCTGATCGTCCAGGATGTGTTCTTCTGCGAACTCCTTGGTATTTATAAAAGCCGCCTCAATGTCATGCAGGATATGGTCTTTTAATGTAGACATCTTGGTTCCCCTTGCTATTTGACTAAACCGGCAATATCGATAGGTGGAAGGCCGTCGATAAGCTCTTCTTCGCCCTCTTGTTCCGCATCTGCAGATTCAAGAGCTGCTATCAGAGTATCTTTGGTATCCCTTGATTTATAGGCTATGCCCATTCTATCGCACATCTGTTTCAGCTCGGATAGCTTTAGTTTGGAAAGATCAGGGTTGTTGCCTATACCTTTAGGAGTTTCTTCTTCCATTTTCTCGCTGACTGCCTCCTTGTCATTGGCATTAGAGACAGGCGCTGCCAATACCTCGAACTCATCCGGAGAGTCCTTTGCCAGCTTAAGAGCTTCAGCATCGGGAAGATTGACTACAGCACCCGCCTCATAGCGTTTGCCTCCAGCAATAAGTCTATGCTTCTTGATGTATAGCTTCGCCATAAAATGCCTCCTTGCTATTTTACTTTGATGGTAGCCCAGTCATCGATGAACATTGGTGCTAATACAGGACGAGAGGATACAGCAACTGCAGCGGTATCAGACTCGATGTCAACAGTAACCTTGGGCACGTATTCGGAAGCGTAGGTGTGGAATGCCTTATCGTCCTCAATTTGGGTTACAGCGCCAAACAGTTGTTGGCCACGGCCAGGAACACCGATAATGATATGATCGTCAGGGATGTATTGTTGCAGTGCGCCATTATCGTCAGTATAGCAGCCATCATAGGTGTAAATCTCCATGTTCAAGGAAGCAATCATACCTACACGAATAATTTCAGGGGATTGGATACGAGGCGCAAATCCTACCATGGACATATTTTCGCGGCTCGGAATCATCATGATATCGCGCAGCTTTTGGTTGTTCAGAATGTATCTGCTGACATTTTCAGAGCAGATTGCGATGGTGGGCACTGCCTGAGCATTACGGCGGATATCGTGGGAGATGTCGCCAAGATTATCCAAAATTTTAGCACTGGCATTGTCCCAGGTGTCGGAACCGCTTAAGGTAGTCTTGCCATTCCAGTCAGTGAACTCAATGCAATCAACAACCTTGGTCTTGCCATCATCGGCAAAGCCCTCAATATTGTACTTGCTATTGATTAATAATTGGGCTGCCATCCACTCTTTGCGGCGGTCGATTTGGTCGCAAAGCTCTTTGATATCACGAGCACGAAGCTCTGCAGCACGTTGTGCGCCTGTCTTTTTAGAGTAGATGTCTTCACCAAAGCCACGTTGCATCAGATCGGTGGCTTCAATGATGCGGCGGGGTCTGATAACGGGAGCTTTGTAGGTGCGGATAGTGCTACCCTCACGACCCATATTTACACCTTTAGTGCCGGGCACTACAAAGGGTGCCATTTTTCTACCGGACTTGTAGTATTCAATGTCGACAACCTCAGTTACAAAGGTTTGCTTTTTGGGAAAGAAAGTGTTTACCAGTAGACCGGAAGGCTTATAGTTTTCCTCAATGGCCTTTAATAATGTTCTGGTATCGTCAATGTTGATTTGTGGCATTGTTTTTACCTCCTTATTTCAAAGAAGTGAGCAGGATGCCCACCTTGCGCAGATCTTCTTCGTGTGCCAGTACAGTGTCATCGCTAGCTGCAACTAATTTTTCTGCATTGAATTGGCCACGACTGTAAACAGTGATTACGGTATCGCCCGCAGCAATAGGTTTAGCCAGGATATAGGATGCGGTTTCGGTCTTAGCACAGACAGTGCCATCTACCTTAAGCAATCTGCCACGCGCAGCTGCGGCACCAGCTGCGGAGCCCAGGGTAATGTTTTTTGTCATAACTGCAACTGCAGTACCGCCTATAAGCTCATCGTAGCTTACGCCGGTCATTTTAGAATTCATCGCCATAATGAATCTCCTTTCTACTTGAATAAATCACCGAAGGCTTTTTCATCCATTACGCCTTCTGAAGGTTTGTTCTTCTCGGATTGGATACCGGCAGCAATGCCTTCAACACCGCTGTTTTTGTTATCTTCTACTTGTTCGGCAAATACGGCCTGAGCGGCAAGATTAATATCCTTTACAGCATCAATATATTCCTTGATATCAGCTAGTTTGGAGCCGTTTGCCTTGGCCTTGGTTACAATAGCCTTGACCGCATCGTTTGTAATCTCGACAGTTTCAAGCTCTGCAATTCTTGCTCTTTCCTGGTTGATGATAGCAGATTCATCTACTGCAGGAGTTGCAGGCGCTTTTTCTTTTTCCTCGGGCTTAACTCCTTTGAGTTCGTCGATGACTTCGTTCAACTTTTCAATAATAGACATATTATTCTCCTTCTCCACCAATTCCTGATGGAAGTTCTTGAATTTTTCTGTAGAGAATTTTGCAGAATTTACTACTAGGAATTTACCATCAATGGCAATTTCTGCTTCTCCCTCGATTTCATCGCAGAAGCCTTTTTCTTTGGCTTCTTTGGCGCTCATCCATGTTTCTGCATCCATAAGCTTAGAAATCTCGTCTTTGGTAAGCTTGCATTTACCTGAATAGGCCTCCAGAATACTGTTTTTTACAGCATCCAGGGCGTTCTTCATTTTTTCTAGGTCTTCAGCAGTTACGAAATCGATGCATAAAGTAGCGGGATTGTGGATCATGAAGAGAGCATTGTTCGGCATTACTACTTTGTCTGCACCCATGGCAACTATTGTAGCAGCGCTAGCGGCCAAACCATCGATATAACATGTTACATTGCCTTGGTAGCGCTTTAAAATGTTATAGATTGCGGTAGCTGCGAACACATCTCCTCCAGGAGAATTAATGCGGATCGTCAAGTCTACCCCTTCCAGACTGTAAATGTCTTGAGCAAATTCTTTCGGGGTTACTTCGTCTCCGTACCAAGATTCAGAGCTAATTTCTCCATATAACAGGATTTCGGCGCCCGAATCATTGTCATTCTTCAGATTTTTGATTTTCCAGAACTTGTTCTTCATTCTTGTTCCCTCCTTCCTGCATCAAACTGGTAAAACCGGCATTACCCCACTCAGTTGCTTCCTGTTGGAGCCTATCGACATTGTCATCGAAGTTTGTACCGGTTATTTCTGCAGCCTCGCGCTCGAAGGTAGATGCACCCATCGCGCACCGCATTAGGGCAGCTTTAGCCTCTTTGGTGGGGTCTAATTGCCCCATAACAGGCCCGTACCATTCAGCACCTCGCCACGCCCTTGTTACAAGAGGGTCGCTTCCGTAGCCAGGAGCCTTTAGTCTTCCAATAGCTACAGCCTCATCTAGCCAAGCCTCGTATATAGGCTGGCAGAAATCTCTCACAAACCAAGTCCTGCGAGTCTTGAACATTGCTTGAGCCTGCAATAGGGCCGCCCTGGCAGCGCTATAAGAGGACTGGAAGCGGCTAAGCATAACTTCGCTAGGAAGTCCCATACTCCCGCCAATCTGCCCGAACAGATTATTGCAGAAGGCTTCAAAGGTCGATAATGTCCTACTGCCATCGATAGCCTTGACATCAATCCCCTCGGGCAGAAGATTGAGTGTGCCTGGTCCTACTTCGATGCCGTCCAGGTCTTCTGGCGCGACACGCTCACGGGGAGTCACTGCAGATTGTAAAGCATCATCAAGGCTTCCGCTGTTCGATTCTTGACTTACAAAAAAGAGCGTGAAGAAGCTTTTGATGATGGCGGCAGTCAATTCTGCGTTAGTGTACCTTTGTACCTGCTTGAACATTTCAATTGCCGGAGCCATAGTTGGTACACCACGATACTGCTCCGGTCTTTCCTCGTGGGATATCTGGAGCACGTTGGGCTTAAAGCTCTTTTTTCCAAAGGCTTCCAGCCTGTTCCATTCCAGCTGCCGCATACCGCTAGCAGCCAAGTCAACCGGCACCATGTTGGCAACCCAGTAGGCTACAACTGCACTATCATTGTCCAGTTCGATGCCGTTGATGATTCTGTTACCATTAGGAGCGGCGGTCTCTACCGTTGCATAACTCTCGCCTAATTGCCCGTAGGTATTAGGGTTGCATATACGCGCACTCTCTACCAGCTGTATTCGTAGGCTGTAGGGATTGTCACCCGTAGCCTTACGATACTTTTTGATAGCCCAGCCGTCTCCGTCTACCAAGCAGGAAATAAAGAGCACATCCTGCATATCGTAGAAATTGTTTTTTCTGTAGATGTCACAGCCCACTCCATCTGCCCATAGAGAGAATTCTCTTAGAGCATTACGTTGCCATTCTTTGGCGGCTTCCGGTGTAATTCCAAGAAGTCTATGGTCAACCTTTGGGAAGGGTTTGAGGCCTGCTCCTACTACATTTGTGCGGATGCAGTTTAAAGCGGCAGAGCCAAGCGGGCTATTGGTATAAAGGTCAGCACTTCTAGATCTTAAGGTTGCCAGGCTAACATCTACATCTGCCGCAGGAGAGCTCTTTAACGGGTTCCAGCCTCTTAAAGCACTTCTTGTGTGGCTTGCTCCTCCTTCACTGTAGCCGCTATTGACTACCTTGGTGGGATTGCGTCCTCTGACGCGTTTTCTTTTCGTCATTGTTCACTCCTAGTCTACTCGTGAAATACAACGTGACGCGAACGTCTGTTTCTATGTCCTAAAAAGCCGTAGGGTGTTACTCCTTCTGCCTCTAGACGCTTTATTTCGTCATGTATGTCGCCTAAATCGGCTCTTGTTAGGGTACGATTACCAATTCTATAGGACTGTCCGCCCTCGAGAATAGCCTTTTCTGCTGCATACAATGCTTCTAATCTCTCACTTTTGGGATTCATGTATCCTCCTTGATGCCTTTTTTTATGCGGCCAGCATACCTTTTTTTAGCCGGTTTTGTTGTTTTTTGAGCTTGATTTTGAATTTTTTGGCCAGTTATCAGCTCTTTTAGTGCAGAAAAGTCTGGATTTAAAGACTTTATGCAAGCCAGATTATAAACTCTTAAGTCTAACGGTTCGTTACGGATATCTTTGCTGACCGTGTCCCATTTCAGCACCATTCTCCCGTTTCTTTTCCTGGCTACAAGCTTTTCGGATACGAGACCCTTAAAATATATGTCGTCGTAGCCTCTTGAGGAGATAATATTGCTTTCTTCTTCCGTTTTTTCGTCTTTATCCAGCGGAAAGTGAAAGTATCGGGCTCCAGGAGTAGCAATACCAAGCCTGTCCATTACATACTGCTTTGCACTCGAAACGCCTACGATTACCAGTGGTATTGTGTAGACCTTTTTTCTTACGCTAACCTTGCTGTATTTGTGGATTATTGGTACACCATCTACGGAGGAGCCTTTGATAACAAAGCGTTGTTTAGCCAGATGTGTCAGGCTATAGTCATATGCTTCTCTTGTGTAGTGACCACCGGAGTCTATGAATGTTCTGGCAACAATAAGTCCTGTCCCATTTTTAAATTTATATTCTCTATCTAGCTGAGTATCCAGTATTTCCCATGGCTGTTTGGTATCAGGAGAACCCAGTATAACGCCTTTCTTTATTCCCCAGCACTCTTCGTTCTCTCCCCAGCCGCATATCTCATACTCGAGACGGTTGTCCTGTACGTCCACGGCTGCTGTAAGAATCAGTACCCCTTCAGGAAGCTCCGCACCGTAGTCCTCACGTCGTTTAAGAAGTTCGTTGCCGTCTTCATAGGCTCCGGATTGCTCATAGCTCTCACCAAAACGTGTGTTTACCACAACCTTTTCGCGCTCCGAATCACCTTTTGCCTCAAGCCACTCCTGCATGACCTCTTTCCAGCTTATCCAGGGCGACGCCCAGCAGTTTACAAAAAAGGATCTGATTCCCTTTTTTTTAGCCTCAGGGTTTTGAGGAACATACAGCTGTGCAGTTCTCTTCATGCGCTCTTCTCCGAAGGAAAAACCGCAGTCAGGGCATCTCCACTCTACCTTCAGCACCTGTACGTGCTTCCGTCCCTTATTATCCACAGTTTCGTTATATTCAGTGTGGATATCTCTATGGGTCAACAAATGCCACTCTTTGCAGTTTGGGCATTTATGCTGCCATTCCTCCTGGGTGCCTGTCATGTATTCATCATCAATTCTGCTCAGGCCTTTAATGGTAGGTGTTGAAAACATCCCTTTCCTTCTGTCCCAGAAGGTTGTCATACGCTTAGATGCCAGGTCAACAGGGTCACCTTCGCTTCCAGCGCTATCCGGGAAACGATCAACCTCGTCGCACATCAATATTTTGATAGGCTTGGAAGCCAGCGATGAGGGGCTGTTAGCGCCGGTGATTACAAGACGTCCGCCTGTGAAATATTTGGTTAAAATAGTATTTCCCGCGCTACGGCTTTTTACTTCCCTGAATACTTTTTTTAGCACCGGCGTAACCTCAATCATTGGAGATATACGGCTTTTGGAAAAATCCTCTGCATCGGATAAAGTCGGCTGCATCATCATAATAGCGCATGGATCTAAATAGGCAAAGCGGCCAATAACATTGTTCATGATGTCTGATTTGCCTATTTGGCTGGCAGATTTTACTACTACCGTATCAATCCCTTTTTCGGTGAAAGCGTCCATTATTTCTCTCTGATACGGAGCACGGTCAGTGTGCCAATGTCCTGGCTCTGCTGATGTGGATGGCAGCATTCGATAATCATCAGCCCATTTACTGACGGTTGTTTTAGGCGCCAGCTTCATGAATTCTGATAAAATGTCTTTAATTAAATCCAGTGACTTTGTATCTGCCATTATTCCTCATCCGTATCGAACATAGTAGGGCTATAATCTTTAAGCTCTATAAGGCACTCTTCAATCTCCTTGGTAAGTAGCTCCTCTATCGTCCCTGCATCGCGTTTAGCAAGCACGGTTGCCATTTTCCCCGGAATACACAACAGGCGGCTTTTAAAGTTTACCAGCATTTCTGACAGCACCATTCTTATGTCCTCAGCCTCATGCAGCTCGTGCCTTTTCTTTCGAAGCTCCATTTCTGTAAGCTCGCGCTTTGCTTTTTCGTGTTTGGCCTTTTCCTCGATGTAGTCTATTTCGCCATCATCCTGATACTTGAAGCTATAATATTCAGCTATTGCCTCGGGAGTTATAAAGTCGCCCTCTGGTTGCCTGGTTAGTCTCCCTTCACTGACCAACTGGTTGACTCTTCTGACGGAAATCATCAACAGCTTGGACAGTTCAGAAGCGCCACATCTCATGACTTCGTTCTTAGCCATTCTGTTTACCGTCCTTTGGAAATTCTATTATCCAGCAGCTTCCCGTCTTTGGCCTCGCGCGGGCGCGCGCGATATGGTATGTACTTTTTGGGACATTTTATGTCCATTATCTGCCTATCGGAAGGAAGTCGATAATTTATTTTTTGTACCTAGTTAGGTTTTGGGCTCGTCTCGACGGGCTCGGTTCTTCTCTATACCAGAAAGTACCTACTCTTTCAAATCATGATGACCGTTGATGCCCTTATCGCTCCATATATTCATGATAGCGGCCGCTCTCACCGCAGCCGCTATATGGGAGGTTAGTCAACACACTAGCCCTGCTGGCAGCCAGTGTGCTTCGAGCATTAAAAAAGCAGTTAAGCGAACAGGTTTTTGTTCTGCTCGCTTTACTGCTATTGTAATTATACCACAGGAAAAACATAACATTCCATAACATCTTATAATTTTTTTGCAATAAATTCGATTGCCCTATCGTGTAACCTATGGCAATGCATTGTGCTGTAGTTTGCAAGCTTTGCGATATCGTCCCACTTTAGGCAGTCAATATATTTAGCTTTGAGCACTTTTCTCTGTGCTGTCGTTTCTGCAATTTCGATAATATCAATTGCCTGCTTTAAAGCTTCGGCATAGGCTTCCTGACGTTCTCTGCAATGGGCTTCCAGCTCCTCCAGTGCGCAGTATTGAGCTGTTAGCTTATCCTCAAAACTACCTTTCCCAGGGTTTGAAGAATAAGAGGTTGTCATCTTGGTCATAAGAGAGCGCAGTCTTATTATGCGCTCATAGTCCTGCTCATATTCCTCTTTTACATCTCCTGCGGTCTTTAGTATCTGAATCAGTTCGGGCTCAGTCATTGTTCCTCCTCGGCCTTGGCATAAACACACACTTCCATTCTCGGATGTTCTTTATCAACGTGATAGTCCATGTCTCTGACAAGTACGCACTTATCATCGACATACAGGATGCGTTCAAAGGCGTCGCAAAGCAGCTTATGGCAATTGTTCATGTCTCTTCGTCGCCCATCGGGCCAATATGCCACAAGCTCCAGTACCACCTTGTCTCCTTTTTTTGGCATAAGCCAGCCTTGTTTTTTAGCAGCTATCCTGGCAAGAATAGCTGCATCATGTTTCCAGAGAATAGCATCGTCTGTAAGTCTTCTGTTCTTGTGTCCCCTGCCGTAAGTATTTACATAGCAGTGGTTTACACTAGGCGGTATAGATAAATCAAAAATAATTTTCAATTGGCTGCCTCCTGTTTTATATTGGCTGTCATAGTAACCAGCAGAGAGATGCTCCCCTTGGGCCAACGATTATCATTGTCCTTATTATTTGCTTGCATAGATTTATTCATCTCACGGCTAAACGGAGGTTGCAAAGTTTATCCGGCTGGCTACTAGCTACTATCACAGCCAATATTCTATTTTTTCTTGAGGCGCATCTTTACACGGAAGTAAGCAAATCTTTCTCTAAACGTTCCTCCGTCATCTTCCGCATCCGTGGGCATGTGCCTGTAGACCTCAATGACCTCATACCCAGGATTAAGATTTTCGAAATACTTTTTCATAGCCTCGCAATCTGTCGGCCATAACTTCAGTTGCAAGAATTTTGCCTTAGTCACTTTGTTGTCTGATGATGTCATAGTTGGTTTCTTCAGGTTCCTGGATGCCATGTACATTCTCTGGCCTTTGTAAACTCTTCCGGCCTTCAGGATATAGCCTATGCATTCGGCAGTGTTTGTATTGACCTTGGTATTGCAATGGCCGTAGTACCATGCTGATTCTACTTCCTCTCGAGTCAGACCGCAATCTCTGTTGATGATGAAATGGTGATGATAGCGCCCATGGATAGATCCTATTTCCGTAACCCCTATATATTTTAATTCTCCACCCTTTTTCTTGGCCATGCGTTTCAGCTTTCTTAAAAAGTTGTTCGCCTTTTGCTTAGCCTCCTCGTAATCCTTGGGCAGATGCTCGTCGCTATAGGTCGGGCTGAAGAAATAATCCCCTTCTGTGAAATTGGTCATAGCTAAAAGGGTGCAATATCTTTTTGTCCTGTTATCGTTCAGGTTTTGTTGCTTGATATATTTTTCCTGCTCTCTTGGATCAAGCTCCGCAGGGTTAATATTTTTTCTTTTACGACGGCTCTTGGTTGGAGTAGTGTCGAACATGGGGAATAAATCTTGTTCAATATATTCAGCCTTTTTGTTCTGGCTGCCTCCGCAATAAAATGTCTTGGTTCTGATGAATGATTTTATTCCCATGATAAAGCTCCTCAAAGGTCAAAATGTCAATGTTGGTCGTAAAGTTAATGTTGCATACAAGCCCTAACGGGCCCCCGTGGGGCCCGTATTTTACTTTATGACTAAATGCGTTTTTTATATTAAAACGCGTTTATCTACTATATATTATTGTAGATGATTAGATATGATACCGCTCAGAGGTTCTATTGATTTTATCAACCTCAATATCTTCTAAAGCATCATAGGAGATATTAAGAGTGTATATCAGCTGCTTTATGCAGATTATTGTGTCTGCAATTTCTTCCATAATATTATGAAGGGTATCCGGTAGTATTTTATCCGTAGGCTGGCCGTTGCCTCTTATTCTTCTCAAGATCATCAGCTCATGATTCAGCTCGGCCATTTCTTCGGAAGTCTGACAGCACAATTCATCTATGCCCATATGTTCTGCTATACGCTTTTGTACTGGCTTTAATATGTAGATTTCCTCTATTCTTTTATCACGTTCCATTGTCTTTATTCTCCTTGGTTACTAACTCATATTTTACGGCCAGAAGAGTAATGAATATTCCTATCAATACTCCTGAGATGATATAGATTACAGTATCCATCTATTTATCTTCTTTGTTCCAGCAATCAAAATCATCTTCTGGCGCCGGCTCATGTGAAATCATAAAGATGGCAATTACTCCCATGGCGCAGGTAAAAAAGAAGCCTGTTATGATGCCGGCAAAATAAGACCATAAGCTAAAAGATTCCATGATTGTCACTCCTTTTCATCATAATTTATTTCGGAAGCTTCTTGCAATAAACGCTCTGTCTCTACCACGCAGCTGCAGGCTACGCTGGAGATTATTTAGCCACCATTGACGAATACAATACTCCTTTACTTTCGGGAGAATAATCGCCTTGCCAGTTGTCTCCATATCCTCAAACCATTGTTCAAGGGTAATGTAACGAACAGACTCGGCACTCTTCTCAGTGCTTTTGATTTTTAAGGGAGCTCTTTTCTGGCTCCTTCTGTTCCATGCTTTTTTACTCATTGCTCTTGCCCAGCCCTTCGCATAAAAGTTCTATTTTTCCTTTTAATTCTTCGTTTTTAGTTCTGAGTTCTCTAAGCTCGTAGAGATATTCTAAAACCAGTCCGCATTCTCTCGCGGTAATGCCAGCATTGCGGTCTATAATTTGCTTATTTCTTGAACTGTTTAGTCTTTCTTCAAAGAGTTCAATTGTGTCAATCAGGTCCAGTTCAGCATGTATCATTTTCTGCCTCTTCGTAAAAACCAACTATTTTATAACGGCCTTGGTGTCTGTGATTCTGTCCGCGAACTGCACTATACAGAACATAGGACTTTTCAAGATTATATTTGGCGCAAAAGTCTTTTAGCCTCATGGGAATCGAAACTATCAGCTCCAGTGGGTCGTTGGTTGCAAAACAGTAGACTTTGCTTTTACGCTTTGTCGCCATAAGCCTCGCCCCTCTCCCTTTTGCACGCAATAGTCTTTAACTGTGCCAGCAGCACCCCTATTTTCCCGGCCTCGATATTCCCATTTATAAGGTGCATCTGATTTATTCTAGCCAGATCAGCGTTGCATACCTTTGCCAGATTTTCAGGGATGATATTTTGCTGATTTCCGTCAAGAAAGATTATTATATCTTGCTTCTTTAGTTTTTGACCCGTGGCTTCTTCAAATACTATGCGATGTTTAAGCTTCCATATATTAGGTTCCTTGACCTTGACCTCGGTGTATCCGTCTGCCGTAACTCTCTCAGAGCCTACAGGCTTCCAGTTTTTTGGTCTATGCCCTTTTTTAAACATGGTAGGTTTGCATCTTGCATAGGTTTCAGCCGATAGCTTTTTGCCTTTATTAGCCGGCTCGTGCCCTTTGGGAAAATATCCGTATACTCC